CCCGTTTGCGCGTCGCCACGAAATTGGAATCCGTCACCATGAAACGGTAAGCGTCACGCTAAATCTCACGCCCCTCCGAGAATGACGGAAGCGCGGCGGGCACATTCCCCCGGCCCGCCGCGTGTCCGCTAGGGAGGGCCATGGAGAAGATGAAGGTCGTGCAGGTGCTGGACCTGTTCGCCGGGAGCGGCTCGACGCTCATCGCGTGCGAGCAGACGGGAAGGCGATGCCTCTGCATGGAGATCGACCCGCACTACTGCGACGTCATCATCCAGCGGTGGGAGAACATGACCGGAGAGGCGGCGCAGAGGGCCGCATGATCAAACGGTGCGAATACTGCGGAAGGGAGTTCGAGGCGCGACGCTCCACGGCGCGCTTCTGCTCCGCCGCATGCAGGCAGCGCCATCACAGGGCATTGGCCTACAGCGGGACGGAGCTGCCGAGGCCGACCATGAGCATGTCGAAGGAGGACGCCCTGCAGATAGTCACGAGGGCGCACGAGGTCGCGTCGGACATGTCGCGCGCGTCGATGCTCGTCTCGGCCCCGCTGTGCCTGTCCCTGGCCAAGGTCTCCGCGGCGATTGAGGACGCGCTCGAAAGCGAGGGCCTATGAAGGGGAGGAAGCCGCAGCAGGGCGCTGTCAGGCGCGGGCTTCGAGACGCCTACGGGCTAGTACCGGACGACCAGCGCCATGGCGTGACGATGCCGGACGACATAGCCGGAGACCCGGTCCAATCGGAGATTTGGGCGTGGATAGCCCCACCGTCGAACGACTTCACCGAGCAGGACATACCCAACCTCAGGCTCCTGACCTACTGGCATGCGGTCGCGTGGCAGGCTGAGCAGGCGCTTTCGGGGCATGACGGCAAGGTGAACATCTTCGACAAGGTCGGAGTCAAGCCCTACAAGAGCCCGGACGGCAGGGAGGTCCCGCTGGTCAGGGCCAACCCAGCCGTGACGATCCTGAAGCAGGCAAGCTCGGAGATCCGCTCCCTCTCGGACATGCTCGGGCTGTCGCCGCTCGCACGGTCGAGAATCGGTCTCATAGACGCCACCACAACCAAGACGGCAGCGGACACCGCGAAGATGTTCCAGAGCATAGATGCTGCCTACGAGCTGCCCGCCGAGGACGTGAGCGTGAGTGAGACGGACTGAGACCGAATACTCGCGCGAGGGGCTGGTGATGGCGAGGGACTACGAGCGATGCCTGTCATCCATGTGCCACCACGTCTCCAACGACCAGTTCTATGGCAGGCCCTTCCTGCTAGAGCCGTTCCAGCGCGAGAACATCTGGAAGCCCATCTTCGCCACGGGCGAGGTGAGGGACGGCCGCTTCGTGCGCCGCTTCCGACGCGCCGTGATAGGGCTTCCGTCCGGCTACGGGAAGACGGAGCTGGCAGCGGCCATCGTCATGACCGTGGCGACGATGGAGGTCATCCACAACGGGCAGTACGGGGTCGTCGCATCATCAAAGGACCAGGTGCGCAACATCTTCGAGAAGATCTCGACGATGATCCGGCTCAACGACATCTGGAAGTCCCAGTGGGAGGTGGGGAAGGACGTCATCACCAACAGGGAGACCGGCGCGAGGATCATGGTCCTGCCTAACAAGCCGGACGCCCTGGAGTCGTGGCACTTCAACGTCCTGATCTTCGACGAGCTGCACGTCTATCGCGACTCGAGGACGTGGGACGCAGGGGTCAAGGGCCAGAAGGTGCTCTTCAACCCGCTCACGATAGGCATCACCACCGCAGCAGACTCGCGCGAGGGCTTCTTGTGGGAACTCCTGCAGAAGGCCGACCAGGACAACGGGATGTACGTCTACTGGCTCGGGCTCGATGATGACGCCGACCTGAGCAAGAGGGCCGACTGGGAGCCGCTCATGGTCGCGTCATGGGTCACATGGGAGTCAATCCAGGACCAGCGTAACATGGCGGCGACGAAGAGGGCGTTCGAGCGTTACACCGCGAACCGGTTCCCGAAGTCGAAGAACGCCGACTCGTGCTTCACCGCTCGGGAGCTCGACCGCTGCGACCGAGGGAAGAACGACTTCGACTTCGACGAGCCGTATACGATAGGCATCGACGGAGCCACATCAGGTGACAGCTTCGCGATAGTGGCCTACCAGGAGCGCAAGCGCGGCAAGAGCAAGGTGGCCCTGACCAAGGAGTGGGTTTTCGACGAGCCCACCGAATCAGGCCACTACCCGCTCAACCAGATAATGGAGCTGATAGCGGGAATCTGCGACGCGCACTGGCCGGAGGTGATAGGCCTCGACCCGAACCGCCTCATCGTCATGGCCTCCCAGCTGAAGGACGTCTATGGGATAGAGACGGTCGCGTTCGCGCAGAACAACGCCACGATGTGCCAGGCGTGCTCGATAGTCGCGAACGAGGTCCACTCGGGGAGCCTCAGGACGCACGGCTGCAGGAAGCTCCGGCAGCACCTCGCGAACACGGTGGAGCTGGACCGCGAGCCATACGGCATGCGCTTCGGCAAGGACTCCAAGAAGTCGAAGATCGACGCGGCGATAGCCCTGTCGATAGCGGCCCTGGCATACGACAAGCTCGTGGCCGGGACTGAGGGCATGGTCCCGGTCGGGTGAAATCTCACGGCCACCGTAACCTCGCGAAGAGGGAGGGAGCCTCATGGGACGCTTCTACGATCTTTTCTACAAGCCGAAGGACATGGCCACGTCCGGCGTGGTAGAGGTCCTGCTGCCGAAGCTGAGCGGCAACCCGGAAGGGTACGGGGCGCTCATGAGCATCGACTTCGCGGCTTGCGAGCAGACCAAGGCGCGCTCGATGGCGTCGCTTCCCGTTGGGATAATCGAGCACCGCGACGGGCAGATGGCCCGCCTGGACGACCACCCGCTATCACTACTGATGAACGGCATGGCCAACGAGGAGATGACGGCCCCGGCTCTCATGTCGTGGACCGTCCTTCGCCGTGACGTTTTCGGGAACGCCTACTGGTTCGTCGAGTGGAAGCGAAACGTTCCCGTGGCCATCTGGCCCATCACCACGTCCGTTACGCACTTCTACGACGCATCGAAGCCCGCGGGGTACCGGACCACCTACACGGTGGCACCCGGCGACGACCACGTGCCAGCGGGGACCTACTTCAACTGGGAGGTAGTGAACCTCCCGACGACCATCACGAAGGACGGCATCAAGGGCGAGTCGCTCGCACGGATAGCCGCCGAGGAGGTCGGGCTGTCGATAGACCTCGAACGCTTCTATCGCTCAATGCTCCGCAACGGCAACCACCAGCTGGGCCACGTCGAGGTCCCCGAGGCGCACATGAAGCCGGACGATCTGAAGGCGCTGCGGAAGGCCGTCGACCAGAAGGCCGGTCTGGACAACGCCGGGAAGGCCCCGATATTCGGCTACGGCGCGAAGTGGGTCAACGACCAGCAGACCATGGCGGACGCGAACGTCATCGAGCAGCAGAAGTGGGTGCTGCACCAGGTATGCAGGGCGTGCAACGTGCCGCCTTGGAAGGTGTACGAGCAGGACAACGTCGCCTACAACGGCGGGCAGCAGCAGCGCATCGACTACGTGTCGGACACCATCGTCCCTGAGACGCGGGCGATAGAGCTCGCCATGCAGCCGGTCCTGAAGGCGTGCGGCCTCAGGAGGGGGCAGCTGAAGTTCCGCCTGCAGGGACTGATGAGGGGCGACGACGCGTCCCGCGCCCAGTACTATCGCGACCTCGGCTATCTGGGGACCATCACGCGCGCGGACATCCGCGACCTCGAGGACATGGAGCCCATCGACGGGCTCGACGCCCCGCTGTTCCCGCTCAACTACGGGACCGTCAACCCGGACGGCTCGGTGAACGTCTACGGGACCGACACGCCAGGAAACTTCGCAGAGGAAGGTGCGACCGAATGAGATTCCTTAATGAGGGGGAGCGCGCGAGCGCCTACATCTACGGGACCATCGGAGACCCGTGGGACATGGACTCCACCAACGCCAAGGACTTCTCCGAGTTCCTCGACTCCCTGAATGGGAAGCCGCTGGACATCCGCATCGACTCCGGCGGAGGTGACGTGTACGAGGCATTCGCCATCGCGAGCGCCATCCAACGCTACGAGGGCGAGACCGTCGCATACGTGGACGGGCTGGCGGCATCCGCGGCGAGCTACGTCGCGGAATCGGCCGACAAGGTCGTCATGAACGACTTCGCCGAGTTCATGATCCACAAGGCGTGGGCCTACGCCCAGGGCAACTCGAACGAGATGCTCTCCATCGCCGAGCGCCTCGAGGCCATCGACGAGAACATCGCGAACGTCATCTCCAAGCGGTCCGGCATGCCGCTGGAGGACGTGAAGGCCGCCATGGAGATGGAGACGTGGTACTCGGCCAAGGATGCCGTGGAGAACGGGCTGGCCGACGAGCTGGTCGAGACCGAGCAGCGCATCGCCGCATGCGTCGACCCACGAATCATGGCACACTACAAGAACGTCCCGGAAGGGATCGTCGCAGAGAAGCCCATCGACGAGCCCGAGGAATCTCACACGCCGGAGACAATCGCGGAAGACGAGGAGCAATCCCGCTCCTTCGTGCTTATCGGCAATCGTGTCTACGAGAGCTAGGAGGAACAAATGGAGTTCAACAGCAAGGCCCTCTGGGAGGAGCGGGAGCGCCTGTCCAACGAGCAGCACGCTCTCATGGACGAGGGCAAGGCGGACGAGGCCCGCGTCATCGAGGGGCAGCTCAAGGAGCTGGACATCACCCTCGACTACGTCCTGAAGCAGGAGGACGCGCTCCGCAACGCGCCGAAGCCCGAGCCGCAGCCGATGGACGCGGTCACGCGCCTGCTCGGCCCCCGCGACGAGTTCAAGGGCCTCGAGATCGGCTTCAAGAACGCCGTCACCTATGTAACCCCGCCGACCGAGGTGGAGCTCGGCATCCCCGCGAAGCAGCCCGCGGTCCTCGCGAACTTCGCCGGGACGCTCGCGGACGTCCCCGCGGACGGCTCCGTGAGCTACAAGCAGCGCGGCACCCAGACCGGCGCTCCTGACACCTGGGCGGGCGTCACCGACGGCACCTCGGCCACCAAGGAGGCGGTCATCTACACCTGGACCGACGCCGTCGCCAACCAGGAGACCATCGCCGGCTACGTCCCCGTCTCCAAGAAGTCGCTGCGCGACTACGACGAGCTGGAGAACGTCATCTTCAACGACCTGCTTATCGACGTCGATGACAAGGTCGACGCGAAGCTGGTCGCGGGCAGCAACAGCACCGGCATCGTCGGCATCACCAACACGACCGGCATCCAGACCTACACGACCGCCTCTGCGGGCGCGTACTTCGATGCCATCCGCAAGATGCGCACGCTGGTCATGGAGAACGCGCGCCGCGTCCCGACGCACGTCTGCCTCTCGCCCGAGATCAAGGAGGCCATCGACCTCTACAAGACCTCCGAGGGCCTCTACCAGAGCCTGGGCACCGACGTCTACTGGGGCATGCAGGTCGTCGAGGACATAAACTGCCCCGGCATCCTGGTCTACGACAGCTACGCCGCGACCGTCCGCACCATCGGCCAGACCACGGTCGAGGTCGGCTATGCGAACGCGCAGTTCATCCAGAACGAGCTGTCCGTCCTCGCCGAGACCACCAAGGCGCTGCAGGTCCGCTACCCGGACGCCTTCTGCTACGCCGCCAAGACCGACCTCGACGCCACTGCCTAGGAGGCATGATGTTCGTCTGCAAGGAGCGTGTGACACGTGACGGCTATCTCGTGGCGTTCGAGGGCCAGCAGATGACCGAGGAGGAGGCCCGCGCGAAGGGCCTCCTCCCCGAGCACGAGAAGAAGCCCGCCAAGAAGGCGGCCTCCAGGAAGGCTCCCGCCAAGAGGACGGCCAAGAAATGATCACCCAGCCCGGAGACTCCATCCGCGTGGCCGTGACCGACACGGTCGGGCTGTCCCTCATGTCAGGGACGGCTGACTCCGTGACCATCACGGCGCATGACGGCACCGAGACGTCGGTGGACCTCACGGACGGCACGCTCACGCTGCCGTCCTACGAGGCCCCGGACCTCTTGACCATCAAGTGGTTCTCGGGGACCGACGAGGTCGCCGAGACCAGCGTGGAGGTCGTCTCCAGGCACTACTGCACCATCGATGACATCAAGAACTACGGGGACGGGCAGGACGGCTTCGACCAGCTCGACGATGACCTCCTGTTCCGCTCGCGCCAGGCAGCGACGGACGTCTTCGAGCTGAACTCTCGTAGGAGCTTCGTCCATCGCATCGGGCGTACCAAGTGCTACGGGGACGGCATGCTCGTCCTCAGTCACAACGACGTCTACCAGATGCTCACGGACGGCTACGAGCTCGTCTCGGACTGCCAGGTGGTGCAGACCGGCTCGCACGAGTACCCCGAGTGGGTCGAGTACCTGTATGGGGCCGATTACGTGCCGCAGCAGGTCTCCCGCGCGGTGCTCGAGCTCACGGCCTACTACCTCCGCCCGAGCAACCGCCCGATCGGGGCGACGGGTGAGAGCAGCGACGCCGGTTACATCCACTTCACCACGGCAGGAGCCGACGGCGCGACGGACATCCCCGAGGTCAACGCAGCGATAACGCAGTACGGCCGAGAGGTGGTGGCCATATGGTAGCCGCCATCGAGGCGAGGGACGTCATCCTCGGACGCATCCAGAAGGCCGTCTCCAAGTGGGACGAGCTCTATCCGGGCATCCAGGCCCCGAAGGTCTGCGACGGATACCCCGCGACCGAGCCTCCGTTCTACATCGCGGTGGACACCATCGCGACGACGGCGAACGTCACCAAGGAGAGCACCATCGGGGCCGGCCGCTGGGAGTTCAGCGTCAGCGTGCTGTGCTTCGCGCGCAACACCGACAAGGTCGTGGCGTCCGAGGCGCTCATGTCCTACGTCGACGCGGCGTTCCGCTGCGTCATGGCCGACCAGACGCTTGGGAGGACGGTCGACAATGCGTTCCCGTCACTGGATGCTGCCGGCACTGCGGCTGACACGTCCAAGCGCACCCTTGCCGCCGCGTCAGTCTCGGTCCGCTGCTCGCTGTTCTCGGTATGCACGCAGGAATTCAAGGAGGCGGTCCTATGATCGCGCGCTACAGCTTCGCCGTTCGCTGGAACGGCTCCGAGTACAAGTTCGAGAAGGGCGAGAAGGTCGAAGTGCCTGACGCCCTCCTGGGACATCTGAAGGCACAGGGCCTCGTGGAGGCGCCTCGCAGGAAGACGGAGAAGGGAACCCGCAATGATTAACTCAAGCATCGCCCTTCTGGGGGTGGCCCTCCAGAACGGTGACACCGCGGCCACGACGCCACAGTTCAAGCACGGACTGACCGGCGGCGGCCTCATCAACATCGAGCGCAGCATCGACCAGAAGGCCGTGGCATGCGGCCTGCGCGCCAACGCGGCTAACTCCAGCTACGTCTCCGAGGTAAACCTCGGCGTCGACTTCGAGACGAACGCCTACGCCGACGTCCTCGGGCTCTACGCCATGGCCACCCTCGGAAACGTCGTCTCCACCGCGGTGACCGACCTCGACGGCTACTACAAGCACGTCATCACGCTGGGGTCGAGCATCCCGCAGCTTACCTTCTGGGGCCAGCTCGGCGACACGTCCCTCGCTACCGTGCAGAAGGCCAGCGGCTGCAAGATGGACACGCTCTCGCTGGACTTCACCGGCAACGAGCCCATCACCATCGGCGTGACCGCCGCGGGAATCGCCGCCGAGCTGTTCGGCTCCTGGGCGGACGTCACCTCGCCCAGCTGCTTCGACGGCTACTTCGTGCCCACGAGCGGGACGTTCAAGCTGGACACCAACAGCAACACCCCGCTGGACGCCTTGGTGACCGAGGGCAGCTTCGAGCTCTCCAACAACATCAACGCCAAGCGCGGCGCGGGGCAGGTCGTCCCGTCCATGCTCGCCGAGGGCAAGCTGACCTCGAACGTCTCCGTCACGGTCACCCCCGAGGACTGGACGCTCTACCGCAAGCTCCTGACCGGCTCCGAGACCGGGACCACGGTCACCCCGACCATCGTCTACGGCTCCACGAGCTGGCACTTCACGCACTCGCAGGACTCGAACTGCACGCTGGACGTGGAGTTCCAGAACGTCCCGTTCAGCTGCGACTCGCCCGAGGTCGACCCCGAGGGCGACGCGGTGGACCTCGAGTTCTCCGCCGACGACGTGGGGATCGCCGGCAAGGACGGCACGCCCGTGACCATCACCATCGTGAACAAGGTCGCGAGCTACGAGGCGGCGAGTGCCTAATGGCGCGCTACGAGTTCCACATGACGACCGAGGGCGGGGAGCTGGTCACCTACCCCGCCCTTCGCACCGCCCTATGGGATGCCGAAGACTTCCTCGCCGACGTCCCGAAGAAGTCCCCGACGCGCGTGCAGCGCGTGAACTACGCATGGGCGTTCTTCGCGGCGCGCGAGCTCGGGAAGCTGCAGGAGCTCGGCATCACGAGCGAAGACCCAGCCGAGGGCATCAAGCAGATGGTCAACACCTGCGAGTTCGACATCGCCGAAGCCCCTTTAGCGAAAGGGCCGAAGGAATCGCGGAACTAGCGATGCGGACGGGGGTCTCGCCATATGACATGGCGAGGCTCGCGTCCGAGTTCCCCGAGGTCTTCGAGGCATG